TTTACTCCGAAGAATGCCTTCCATTTCACCCATCTCCAAGGAGGCATTTTGCGACCATTATACTGGCAGACGTAAGACTAGGTACTTGGAGGCTTGTAAGAGCCTCCAGGATAAGGCCCTTGTTCTACCTAAGGAAGCTCTTGTGCGAGCATTTGTGAAATCTGAAAAGTTTAGCCCCGAGAAGGTCAATCCAGACCCAAGAATGATACAGGCGCGGTCCCCTAGGTTTAATGTGGAGATCGGCTGTTTCCTGAAGCCAATCGAACATCATATCTATCGGTTGGTTGATGACGACGGCGATCCATACATTGCTAAAGGCATGCCGCCCTGGGCAAGAGGCGAGGCTATCTGGAAAATGTGGAACTCGTTCCACAGTCCTGTCGCTATCATCTTGGATGGTAGGAGATGGGACCAGCACATTGCACAGGAGATTCTTCAGTTGGAGCATGACTTCTACCTTGCCTGCATTGATGATCCCTGGTTCAGGGAGTTGTTATCAACCCAGTTGTTTAACAAGGTGATCACTGCAGGGGGGTGGAGGTACAAGGTCAAAGGTAATCGCATGAGTGGCGACATGAATACAGCACTTGGCAATTGTGTCATTATGTTGCTCATGATCCTCACCATAGCGCGGAAGCTTGGCATCAAGGTTAAAGTCTTGGATGACGGCGATGATATCGTGGTCATGATTGATGCCAAAGACCTGGACTTGTTCATGGCGAATGTTGGGCCCATGTTCACGTCGTTTGGCCAGGAGGTGAAAGTCGAAGCAACAGCTCACCGGATGGAAGATATCGACTTTTGCCAGTCGCGCCCAGTCAGGACCAACACTGGCGGGTACACTATGCTGCCTAACTGGCGTAAAATCATTAGCCAATCAACCGCAGGGGTTCGGTATTGGGCCGAACCGAAGACTAGAATCGACATGGCTTACAGCGTGGGTCAGTGCCTCCTAGCCCTTTATCCTGGTATGCCAATTGTGCAGACCTATGCATCCAAGTTGTGTTCCATGGGCAAATTTAATAGAAGCATCATGGACACGGATTGGATGTGGAAGGTCTTACCAACTGGCAAAGCCAGAGGGCTAGGGACGCTGGGACCTGAG